TCAGGGTTGTAAGTCGTTGCCGAAGCGGTGTCAGCAGGGCCACCACTTTCTTTCTTCTCTTCCAACTCAACACGGAAGTGTCTCTCCAACCATTCTTTCTTCGGCGTGAAACCAGATTGAATAAGCAGAGAAACGTCCGGCATCGTAAGAGTTGATTCCTCGATTCGGAACTCCCGAGTAAGAACGGGAGCAGCGACGTCAGTTCCGAAGTTCAGGTCAACGATCCACCGAATGAGAGTTTGCGTAAGATTCTGTGAAATGATCTCAGAAAGTTCTGACGCCTTCACGACTCGAACAACATTCGCAACCTGGGAGGAAGCACGGGAACCAGCCTCAGCTTGCCCCGCTTCGTTCTCTCCGCAAATTAACACGCTAATTTCTTTGTCGATGTAGTCAATCAGGTTTTTGAACACATCGGGGCTTCCAGACGGCGTTACGAACTCTAACTCGTAACCCTCCGGGAGGATCATTGCCGTCTCCTGGCTCAAGTTGGAAAGATGGTCGTACAACGTGTCGATTTCTTTCGTACTTGCGCTCAAAGGGGCTTTCGCAACGGCTGTCGGCGTGGCGTAGCGGTCGCCGTAAAGCACGTAGGACTCAATCGCCCTGCGACGGAACTTGACGAGCGGGTACAAGATTCGGCCCAAGGATGAACCGTAAGGGTCACCATTGTGAGAAACCCAGTACCGATTGACAATGAATTTGCGCGTCGGAAGCTCAACACCTTCGAACATTCGGTTGAATGTCAGGCAGCGCATTGTGAAACCCGTCTGGGCATCTTCCTTTTCCTGGAAAACGAAACGACGTTGGTCACGCATCCGCACATCAAACGGAATAACGCCTCTTTTCGTTTTCTTCCACATCACTTCTCCGACGGAGAACCCTGTGATGATTGCTTCCGCAAGTCCCTTATAAATATCATCAAGAGGAATTTCTTCAAGCACTTCGCTTACGAAATCCCTTACAGCTACATCGCCGGGTTTGTCACTATATTGCTCAACGTACCACGGACGGGAGGTAATTTCTTGAACAAGTTTGGCAAAACAGCCTTGAACTTGCTCGTCGTAAAGAAGGCGCTGGTATACAACTAGCGCACGGTTCCCGCCTTTTTGAATGAGGAGATCATCGTTAGGTCTGACAATCGTATTACCTTGACCAGTGAACGGGCTGCTAGACCCGAACATGTAGATCGAAGATAGATTATAGGGGTCAGAAGTATAACGAGCTACCTCTCCCGATGGCACTGGGGCTGTCTTAAATCTCTGAGCCATCCAATCCTCTGGTAGTTCTAGTCCTTATGTCAAGTTTTACCCTCGAGGCAGCTCGGGGAAGTTTTGCGAGATATAGTTTTCAAGTTTAGCCAGGATTCTCGAGTATTCGTCGTAGATTTTCTCGCTTGATGTTTGGCTCATGTAGTACCGACAAGCTGAGATTAGTCGGTAGATGTCTTTTTCTTGTAGAGAGTACATCAGTTTGCCAGAGTAAACTGCATCGGTGGCTGGGGAACTCCGTTTACAGCGTACTGGATGAAAACGTGGTACACCCCGTCATCGCCCTGTGATTTCCAGTCCCCTGTTACGCTCAGGTCAGACAACCCTGAAACGTTTGCAGAAATTGATGCCTGCAGTTCGGAGTTGATTTGACCCGGATCCAGGACGTTCAGAACCTGATCTGCTATCCCGTAGTTTGCTCTCATAACCCGCTCGTAGTAACGGGTTTCAACTACGCTCCGAATTTGCTGCGTTATCAAAGCGTAGTCTACACTTGTCGCTAAATTCCCGTTGACGATAGTCAAAGGGTAAGCCAATCCTCGAATACTCGCTGCTAAAGGCTCGGTTACGCTCATCGGTATCTACGGGAAATTTCAAATTCCAGGTTGTTCAACCTTCTGCGAATTTCTTCGGACGGAAGGGAACTCTCAATGACTTTGTTCACCTCTTGCCGCATTCCGGTGTGGCTCAAGGATCGATAGTAGGAAGGATCAACCAGATCCTCTTCTTGTTTTACACCGGAAAGAAGGGAGAGGCAAAGGGTTTCAACTGAAACCCCTTGCTCTCTGGCCCTTAGTTCAAGCTGTAGTAGAAGAGAGTCAGGAATCAGTAACGTTAATTCCTTGTTCATTATGACTCTCATTTAGTTTAGAAACCGGTGTTGTTAGTTCCCAGTCCTTGAGCGTTCAGCTCGTTCTGCATTTGACCAACGGCAACGCGGATCAGATCGATCTGAATTCTTTCCAGAGTCGGGACAGGAGTCACAAACACCTTGGCGTTAATGATTCCGTTCTCGAGTGAGGCAGGAGGGTTGATTCGAGCATCACAGATAACTTGGAAAGCGTCGCTTGGGCGAGCGCCGAACAGAGCACCACGAGAGTACAGCTGGTTCAGAACGCTATTGCCAACCGAAATGATCTGGTTGAACGCCACACCGAATCCGTCGATAACGTTGAAGATCTGGCTATCGAAGGCATTTCTCAGCGAACCGTAAACAACGTTCAGAATGACGCGAGTGTTTACGAACTGGTACAGACGCTGTTGAGCGTCAGCAGTGTTAACGCGAGTTCTTCCGCCCCAGACAAACACCGCGCTGGTTGGGTAACCAGGCAGGGTACGGATTGCGTTGCAACCGTCAGGGTTGAGAAGGTTTTGCTGAGCCGAGTTGATCGGAATCTGAGCTGCCACTGCGTCGGCAAGTTGATACTTGACACCAGCAGGCGGGAACTGATATCCCTCAGCGCGGTAACGACGCAGAGCAATTCCGGTCACGTAAGGTGAAGGAGGAATCCACTGACCCGAAGCGTTCTCGATGTAAGGACCGTAGTAAGCAATGAAACCGAAAGGTTGGAAGTACCTTTGGCTATCGTTGTACAGACGGTTGACATTGTCAACGCCAGCCTCAATGAACTCAGCCTGGGGAACACCGTTGAACCCAACGCCACGGATCGCATCGCTGATGATTTCGGTGGAGGTGATTGGGTCAAAGCGCCAGAGAGCACTCGGAGGAGTTGCCTCAGGGGTGAAGTTCAGACCAACTTGTGAGCCGTAGCAAGGTTGACCAGCAACACTCAAGTCGCCACCATCAGGGATAACCACCCAGTCGTAAGCGGTTCCGTTGTAAGTCACGGCGATCCGATCATTAACTGCAACCTCAGTTACTCCGTCAGGGCCAACGGCGCCAGCAGGAGCCACAGTAACGTTGAAGTAAACCCCGACGAGTTTAGCAACAGCATCTTGAATGTCAACCCCAGTGTCTGACACGGCGAGGCCGGTCGAAGTAACGTAGGGAGTCGCAGTGTCCAGGACACCTAACGTGGCAGAGGTAGCGGCCTCGTAGTCACCGCCTGCAATCGGATCGATTGAAGGAACCAGGAATGCTTGTGAAGCAAAGTTCTGGTCAACGGTTGGGGTGCAGTACCAGTTCTCAAGAGTTGTGGAAGGAGAGCCGGGGGCCGAAAGAGTAAGCTCAGGCAGCCAACCTGCAGTAGAATTCTCACCGAAAGGTGAAATCAAACCAACACCAAGAGCGGTCAAGCTGTTGTTGAAGAAGATCGAGACTTCAGGGTTGCTCGCGGAAGGAGCAGGAGCTGCAGCCGAATCAGCTGCTTCTGAAGCGATCAGGCCGCTATTCAGACCGTACTTCCGAGCACGAACAAACGGAATAACCGACAGCTCAGCCAGAGTGGCCGAAGTTGCCTCACCGCCAAGAACCTTCGTGTAGAAGATTGTGGGGCTAGAGACAAAAGAGGTTGTACCGCTCGGAATCGTTACGAAAGAAGAAGCCGTGTAAGAGGTTAAGCTCTCAGCCAGGCAGAAGGTGTCTGCGTCGATCACCTGAACGTAGTAAAGCGCCTCAGAAACTTTAGTCGTTGCGCGGAAAAGGTTTACTCCGGCGTTGGTCTTCACCGATTGAGTGAAGTACAGTTTCTGACCGCTCGTCAAGCCGTGAGCGACACAAGTAACCCGAGCCGTGCCAGTGTAAGCTCCTGTGGAACCAGCCACGGAAGTGTCGGGGTCCAGGATTGTACGGGATACGAAGTTCAGACGGTAGTTAGCGGTAGCATCCTGAAGGCTAGCAGGAAGGTGCAGTGTGTTGACATACTGAGCGGCCCCAGTAATGTTCTGCAGAAGGTTTGAAGTCTGACCGTTAATTGTCTGAGGCAGGCTGTAGAAAGGAACAACGTATGTGAAGTCGCAGGTTCCAGTGGCTCCGCCAAAGTTGATCGCATTGGCAGGGGTTGTCAGGTTAATTGAACCACCAGCAGCAATGACTTCATCCAGAACGGACACAGCGTTAGGCGCGTCGTAGGCGAAGAACACGTTATTAAACGAGTAATCACCGGTTGCCTCCAGATCATACGGAGGAGCAATAACGAAGATCGTTCCGTCTTCCCCGATCGTGCTCAGAATGTCACCAGTGGCGTTACTGAAGGTAACTTCCTGAATCTGGTAAGACACAGGCCAGTAATTTGCCACGTTGAGGACGAGCATTGTGTCGTCGACGGTTGAATCAACCTCGAATGTGGCTGAATCCAGCAGGCCAACTTTCTCACCAGCGGCGACAGGAGTTGCACTCCGAGACTGAGAGATAGCGGTTTCTGCCGTGGGAGAAGCAATCAGAGCTTGGTAGGTGAGCTTATCGTAGGATACGTCAGCACCAACCCACTCGTACATGGCATTGTCTACCAGGTACTTATTTCCGGTGACCAGGTCAGCAGCAGGCTCGTGAGGTGTGAATGCGCTGTACTTGTTGATGTCGGTCACAAGGAAAGGACCGGGATCGGCAAGAGCCAGCCACTTGTAGTTGTTGTTGGCGCAATGATCGGCAGCAGCAGCTCCGACAGCAGAACGGCCATCAGCATCAAACTGAGCGTACGCAGTTGGAGTAATCAAGTAGCCTTGATCTTGCTGACCGTCGAAAGCGGTCTCGATGCACTGAATGTAATCCTGGGGAACTCGCTCCAGGTTCTGCTGTTGGCCAACGATGTTCTGAATGTCATAAACATTCTGCATCATGACGTACTGAGCACCGACTGGCAGAACCAGCGGAACAACGCTCACGTTAGCGTCAAACGTAGCGGCAGCAATGCTTACGAAAGCATTCTCAGAGTTTGAGAGAGGGTCGATCGAAGTTACAAGACCGAAATCACGAACGTAGACGGAGCTACGAACACTCGGGTTGCTCTCAATCGCCTCTGCGATCGCAATTGCGATAGCGGAAGAAATTCTGCGGTTGTTAACTTCGTCGCCAGGGATGTAGTCTACGGGAATTGTAACTGGAACACCCAGCCACTCTCCGTCGTTGGTGTAACCTGTGGATCCATCGCCTGCTACGAGGCGATTTCCGTTGATTACAAGTTGTGCGTAAACAACGTCTCCAGCCTCGAAGTTCGAGGGAAGACCTGCGTTGCTCTGCTTGGTTCCGTTAGGAAGAATCTCAATCTCTACGATCTGATCAGGAGTGCCAACGCGAACAACGCGTAGATCACCAATCTGAGCATTCTGGAAAAACTCGTTAACGCAGTTGTAGCTCAGCAAGGGAATCCGGGCCTCAGGAACGCTTCCACCAACGAGGGCGAAATAGTCGTTCAGCGAAGTGATCGGAGTAGGTGTGTTATAAGGGAAAACTGTAACCGGCACTGTTTCTTCGGTTTCCACCAGCATGTAAACAGTGCTAAAATTAGCAACGTCAGCGTTTGCGACAACACCGGCACGCTCATTGATGTATACACCAGGAGCTCCGGGGGTTGTTCCACCGCCAAGAGAAAATGTGGCCATGTTTTTAAGAGGGTGTTCCTTCTTTCCCTTCAGCAGTGCAGGCAAGGATGACTCCTACGTGGTCTCCGTAGAGCTACTGTTGGGACACAAATGTGTACTAACTTTTACCCTACTGAACACCTGTAATCGCAGGCAGGCTATCAAACGATAGCCCGTTGAGAGACTCTCGCAAGACAACGCCTTGCAGAGTATATTTGTTCAATGACGAAACATACTCAGACTCTGAGTCAAACGGAAAGATCTCGTCTGCCTGTGCCCCTTCAACGGTTCCAGACACAAAAGAAGCTTGTTGCAAACTTCCGGAAGGACTCTCAGGGTTGGGTAGAAGGAGTTGAGCACCAATCGGGGGAAGTTCAGTAACGTCCCACTGAGGATTCAACTCAAGCACCGCCCGGTACTCAAGAGAATTGGTGTAGTACTGGTACCCGAGTTTCCTCCAGGTGAACTGGGGCTGGAAGGGCAGAGTAATCATTTTCAGACCATCTTACGAGAGCGAGCCAAAAGACGAGCGCCAATCGATGTTCCACGATTCAGTTCAAAGCCTTCTTCTTCGGCCACTTTCTTAGCCGCAGCTTCAAGAACGGCGGGGCTGGTTGGAACGAAAATATCTTCTTCTTGAGTGCGACTCTGCAGTTTCGTGCGAACGTCAGTCTCAATCTGCTCTTTTTCTACAGCAGGCGCGGCTGGAACTGGCTCTTCAGTCAACATTTGAACTTCAATCTTCGCGGGTTCCGGTTGTGCCTCTGCTTTCACCTCTTCAGCTTGCTCGTAAGCCTCGTTGACTTGCGGAGTCGAAGTGTCGTCGGCGGTGAAAGTTCCGTCTTCGTTGTGAGCTCTTTTTCTGGCCATGATTAACGTTTTTGTGTGAGAATGTTTTTCCAAGCGATCGGAACAATCTGCTTGAGAGACTTATCCGGAACACCCATCCACGGCCTCGCAGCCATCTTTGAAGTTCCGAACTGGTGATATACGCCATACGGGGCGGCCTTCACCTCGAAGCCTTCTCCTTTCGGTAAAATCTGGGCTTCGTTTTGCATGAACCCTGTTGCCCGTAGAATCGGTTGACCAGGGTATTTGCGAAGTTTCGCAATCGCGTATTTTGGTGTAAGGGAAGCCCAAGGTCTTCCCGTAGTGGGATCAGATTCCTGGCGCCAAGGAACGGCATGATCTTTCAAGAGAATGGGCGCCCACTCTTTCTGAGTAGGCTTCCACCAGTCTAGGTTAAACTGAAGGAAACCGCCCTTCTTAACTTGAAAACTGATCATCTTTGCCTTGAGCTCTTTTTGATCGCTTGCTCTTGCTTTTCCGCAAAATCTTCAACAATGTTGATCATTGCAAGAATTTTGCTCATCGGTTGTTTCTCTAACCAGTCTACAGTGCTATCCCAACGTTGTTTGCACAAGTGGAAAGAAACCTCAAGCCAGTTTTCGACCGTTAAGACTTTTTCGTTGATGATCTCTTCCCCAATCCACTTGAAAACTTTTTCCGTTTGAGGAAGGGTGAAATACGCTAAGTCGTCGTGATTCTGAATGAGCCGGGAGATCAAAGGGACCATCCCGGTTTCTTTGTTTCGCAAGAGTTGCGCAAAATAAAAGTCTTTCGGGCAAAGCTCTCGAACGTGAAGGGAAACACCCTTACCGAAACTTAGCAGATAAGTGAAATCTTCAAGGTCTTCAACGATTAGTTTGGGTCGGCGTCTTCCTCATCGGACCCGCTTGCCTTGGCAACGAGGTCGCTGAGTTTCTTGAAGTCTCTCACGCCGAGGTCAAGAATTTCGTCGTAAGTGATCTTGTCGGAGCCTACAATCAGGCGCTCGATGATCTTCATACCTCGCTCAACGTCACCGGCTTTGCCAAGTTCTTTCTCCATATACAGGAGATCGCGGCCAGTCATTTCGCGGATTTGAATCTCTCGACCGTCTGAAATCTTGGTAGAGAATGTTTCGAGCTGCTTTTGTTTTTTGTCCGCTGCCGGAGTTGGTTGTCCAGCATCTGTTGAAATGGTTCGCATAGTAATTGCTAAGTGAATCTGTCAAGTTTTACCCTCGCGTCAACAAGCTGCTTTTCAATCGACTCGGAACCCTCGCCAGGCGGCAGAGACAAGTAAATTTCCTGAGCAGTTTTCCAACTCTGTTTTGCGCCTTCAAGATCTTCCAGCTTCAGTCGATCCTCGATATCGCATATCCACATGAAGACTATCTCTTTTCGAAAGTAAGGGTCAATTGGAAGGGGGAACGGCGTCATAGGGCGCGAGAGATCGTGAATGCTTGTTGAGGAGAAAAGTACTCGGAGTTGTAAGCGCAATGGACCGAGGAGGGAATTTCTCGTCCCTTTTTATCATAGGGTGTGACCAGATAGTAAACTCCAGCAATACCAACCATGGTTTCCAGTGAAGCTGATGCGACACGTGACTTGCGTGACTTTTTCATTTGATGAGACCTTTCTTGATTGCGTTGAAACGAGTTGTCAGTTTATCGATGGCCCCGATCTCACTCAGCTCTTTCATCGAGTGCTCCAAGCCAGATGGCTCTTTGTCGCCGCCAGGGTTGGAAGGAGTGACAGTCTTTTCCTTTGGCGACTTACGAATCCGGTTGTCGATTGCAACACTGGAGAAGTAAGCTCGTGACAGCGGCAGTTCAGGGATGCCAACCGCAGAATGAAAAAGGGACCAGGTGTACATGTGAGCGATTTGAAACAGAACAGCAAACTGCTCGGCGTATCGCTCGGGGGTCATGAACCAAATCTCGTCATGAATGCTCAGAATGAATCGCGATGGAATCTTGTACTCCTTGGCAAGCCAGTGGATCGAAGTGAGGAAGATTGAAAGGATTTCCGCACCCGAAGATTGAATCGTCCAGTTCACTCGGCCAGTCTTGAAGTCGGACCCGACAGCAGCAGGTCGCATCGCAGTCGAGATCTTTGTACCCAGACACGGGAGTTGAGGAACACGAGTTCGCATTGCGATCTCTTCCATATAGTTGAAGCAACCGGAGTCGGAACCACCTTCATACAAACCGGAGCGAAGTTTCCCCTTTTTTCCTTCGAGCATTCGGTAAGCAAAGTTCTTCACTTCCGTAGGAGACTTCTCCGGATATTTGCGACGAATGTAAGTTTGAACGGCACGAACTCCTGCTCCGTACAGAATGGAAAATCCGGCAATCTTGGCCGTATCCCGATCCACCCCTGCCAGCTTTGCCAGAGCACTGTGTGGGTCCGTGCCTGCCTCCTTCGATCCACTCAGAACGTTGTAACCGAACGGTGAACAACCGATGTGACCACCTTCCCACTTATCGCTGTAGATTGAAGCAATCTGCATTTCCTGACCGTCAAAGTCAGCGCCCACAATCTTCCAACCATCTGGAGCTTGAACTCGGGTCTTGAGTTCAGTGCCGATGCGCCAGTTCTTCGTGGAGCACATCGTAACCATGAGCGATTCCACGGTTCTACGAGTTACCGTGCCGTGGCAAAGGATCTCAGGCAGAGTTACCAGCGAGTCTTCGCCGTGCGGATTGTTGGCCCGCAGGAAGATGCGGTCCATCACACGCTTTCGCACGGAAGTCCAGTAGGACACGGAGTTGGCAATCTCGAGTGCGCGTTTGGCTTCAGGAAGGTCGCTGCTGAGGCGACCAACCGCCATATCTTCAACGAAATCTTTACTCAGCACCCCGCCAACGTTATCGTCATTGCCTTTCGGGTGTGGGATCTTTGTGAGATTACCGTCTTCGTCGTGGTAGCACCACCCGTCATTCTTGGTGAAGATCATCGGGCTACCTTCATACTTGAGCTTCAGCATCAGGTGAGCCAGGTTGGATTTCACACCGATATGCTGATTCTCGTCCTTAATGAAAGGGCGAACCCAGTTTGGGATGTGAGCATACTTGCCTTTCGCAGACTTGACCTCCCAATCGAGTTGTGAAACCCACGGATCTTTGCGCACCCACTGCTGAGCTTTGATGGGATCGTTGAGGTAAAGAACGCGCCAGTCTTCGTAAGTTTTCCACACCAGATCCTTACAGATCTGCGTCATTTCGTCGTTGTATTCTTTGTAAACACGCTCAACATCCTCAATCCACTCGGACCAGTTGTCGACGAGCGGAATGATCGACCCATTCAAATGGTAGTGACCGCAGAGAGCAACCATCGAGGGAGTGCTATCCAGGTACTTTGGCCACAGCGCCTGAAAGAGTTCAGCAGTGTAGTAAGCATCCTTCAGGGCGTAATCAAGAGCTTCGGTCAGAACTTGACGAATCTGCGAGAGATGAGTCGCATCTACGAAGATATCACGAACTTTTTTATCCACTGCGCCCAGTTCTTTTACGTCCTCACCGAAATACTTTCGGACGGCTGCCACGTGAAAGTTGTAGCACTGCACAAGGCTGTTCGTAGCGCCTTTGTCAAGCCACTTCGGAGCATAACGCAACTTGCGCTTCTCCTCTGGCGTCAGACTCTCCGGGTCTTTTCCTGCAAGAACGTACAGCCAGCGTTGACCACTGGCCAATCCTGACACACCGATGTGAGCGGATAGCGTGTCGAAGTAAAAGTTTTCGGGCGCAGTCTGATCGAGAGTGTAACCCTCGCGAGCACGAACACGGTCGTAGCTGATGTTGTGACCCGGAATGAAACGGTTGGTACCAATCGGAATCAGTTCGTGTTGATCCCACTGGCTTTCGGGGATGGTTGGATCAATCAGTTCAGAAGCTAGCCAAACATATGCAGCTTTCGCGCTCAGAGCGGTGCCAATGATCGGAAACGCACCGCCGTGAACGTAAGTCTCGGTATCGAACGTGAACGCTTCCTCTTCGGGGAACTCTACTTTCTCGATGTACCAACCACCAGCAGCATCATTCTCAACCCACTCGTACCGGGTCCAGCCGGATTCAAACCGGAACTCTTCAGGCGGCGGTAGAGGGGGAAGTTTGCACCGGGAGAATTGATCACCGAGCTCTTTGTAGCGGCCGACTTGGTCGCTGGCGATCTTTTCGAAATGATCACGCAAAAAATCACCCTTCAAGTCTGGAAGCGGCAAAGGGCCATCATACAGACCTGCAGGGTGATCTACAGGAACAGAAATATCAAATTCTTTCAGCAGGTTTTCTGCTTTCTGAATGGACAGACGAGACATTTTCTGTGGCTTTTCTGTGCCAAAGATTTTGTCGTGCAGGTCGTCTGACAGAACAGGGTATCCAAGTTGAGTTTTCTTCACGGACGTTAGGTTTTTCATGACTTATTCTAGCTTGTTTGGCTCGCGGTAAACTTCAAAAGTCTCTTTGTTGTCACTTTTTAGTGGGTTAAGCTACTTAGGGAGTTGCGACCGCAAAAGACTGTAAACTTGTGCAGTTCCGCCAGGTGGCCTCGAAGTTGGTTACAGCGGGAGTGGGCGAGGAGTCGTTTACTCCGCAATAAATAATTGCTGAAATTGGTTTCGTAGGCTGAAAACCTCCTTCTTCGGTCCACCATATGTTGGAAGGTCTGACAGGGAACCATCTATACCGGTAAGCTCCTGTATCTGTGTAAGAATAGACGCAGGGCTGAGCAGCAAACGGAGTGCCAGGGTCAACTTGTATATTTTCAGGGAAGGTGAAATAATTCACGCTATTGTTGGTCCACCCGCGTAAGAAGGGGGCCAAAATGTTACCTAACAGGCCAGTGTTGATAGACCCTGAATTGTATTCGGCGATGGCTTTCGCCATCTGAACAGCACGGGGGTTCATAAATTTACACCTGAAGTTGAACAGCGACTAATCTAGAAACTAATAGGTGTTTAGGTCGTTTCACCTAGCAAAGTTAGGGGAAATAGGGGGTTAAGTTTCCAATCGGGGGAGGAAAAGGTGAGGCACTAAAACTGCTAGGAGTGATTGCATCCGGCAAAGAACTCGAGAAAAAACCAAAAACCTGCGGTCTAATTGGAAACCAGCGGTATAAAGCTCCTCCTGAAAAATCGTAAGTATAAACCGTGGGTTGACCCATAAAAGGAGACCCAGGGTTCCAGTAGGCAGGGGAGACTGAATTCGTGTAGTAGTTCGCGCTATTGTTTGTCCACCCACGCATAAACGGGGCAATCACATTTCCCAGAAGTTCGACATCAACCAAACCGGAGTCAACAACGGCTTTTGCCATCTGAACAGCACGGGGATTCATACACTTTCATCACAGTTGAACAATTTTACCCTAGAACACACAGTCCCAGCAGAGCTTACCTGGTTCCTCATCATAAAGCCCAAGATTTCTTGCCTCGTTGATTGAATCGAGAGTTTCTCGATCATTCTTGAGACGGCGATGCAACCGCAAACGCCAGAGGACGTACTCCCTCGCATTGCGTTCGGAGGGATCTTCGAGGTACTTCTGATATTTCGTTTCGACCGTCTGAACGATACCGATACCAACCTTTTCAATAAGGTGGTCAACTTTCTGAAGAGCTCTTGCCATTAGTTTGCGGAATTGAAGGAGAACATCTTGAGCTCAAAGTTTCGAACACCGGAGCTTTCGTAAACGTTATCTTTGTTCTTCTTGTAGATCTCGTAGGCGTCGAACACCGAGGAGAAGTGCAGCGGGCGATCAGCGGGGCTGCTTCGCCAAAGGAGCATTTCCTGAAGGGACAACGGAACGTCGATATCCCACTGCTCGTCTCGCGAAGAGTACAGGAGGGGAAGGGCGTCATTCCGCCACCAGTCGCAGATCTGCGGGCTGTATTCATCCCAGGCCAGAGGATCCGTAAGGTGGGTGTCGCAAGTTTCGCGAATCCAGTTCACGTACTGGCGACCACGCTCAACAACAAGTTTGGCACTCGCCGGAACTTCTTCCAGGAAGTAAGCTTCCTCGTCACCACGAACGACCCGCTCAATAACCGAGGGGAACAAGAAGGACTCGGAGATAAGGCGGAAGTCCTCAGCACCTTCGCTAACCAAACGCAGAACAACCTCAAGGATCGACATAGTAGTCGCAATCTGAAGCTCTTCACCCGAAGCAGCAACTTTTGGTTTCTCGTTCGACAAACCTTTTCGCAGGAGGCTCAACTCACGCTCAAGGCGACGAACCTCTCGACCCATTTCTCTCTCGAGTTTGTTCTTGTAAATCTCTGACTGGGTTACCAGATTGTCGAATTTGTTGTCGAGTTTCTCCAGCTCGACGTCCAGCTGCTCCACGGATATCTTCAAGTTGGATAATTTTTTCTTGAGAGAAGTTACCGAAGAGCGTATTGAGTTGGTTGCAAAAATTAGGTTGTCAGCAGTCATCAGATTGGGCGAATCGTTGCTCTTAGTTGGTCAGTGTTGACGTCGATGACCTCAACGTTAAACGAGTATAGGCTCTCAGGGTCGCTGAGTAAGTGAAAACTTCCCTCGAAGCGGTCACCATCCCGAGAACGCAAGTAAAAGTTACCAGGCGTGGGTGGCGAGCAGAGTGCAATGTCGCCTGCGAATTCAGGGTTGGACTCTTCAATCGCCGTTACAAGCCTCTGGTAGATTGCAGAAGCCGCTGCCATCTCACTGTCGTTTGAAAACTGCGCTCTGAGTTCGCCTTCAATCGCTTCCAGACTTGCCGCGATCCCCGTGTCAAGAACAATCTCGAAAGTTTCGCCTTCGCCCCGAGTCAGGAAACAAACTTCTTCTGAGTCAAAGTTGCATTCCTCAGGGTTATCAAATGCTTGGAAGCCATGCTCCAGAAGCTCGTAAAAGGTTTCTTTGATTGTTTCAGCGTCAGGGCCACCCAAGTAGTTGGCGATGGCGTGAAAAATACGAGGGTTGGCGAGCAAACGCGCCACCGGGTAAATCAGCTGTTGTTCGTCCATTACAGTGCTCCGCCGAAGCAGTATAGCGATCTCGTCGTTTGGTAATCGTTTAACATGGTTTTACCCGGCGCTCACAGTTGGACTTCTTCAAGGTTGGCCACCTTGATTCCTTTCGCCCCAGGGCGGCCTTGCTTCACAGTGCTGAGGCTAAGCTCCACCTTCTTCTTGCGTGTCGAAACCCAAGGAACAGAGTAAGAGCCTTCACCAAGGTACACAAACTCAGCCTCGGCGGGTAGCCAGAGTTTGCCTTTGCTGGTTGCTTTGCAGAGGTCTTCGCCACTCAGCACCAAAGCCTTGAGTTGACCCTCAAGTTTGAAGACACACAGGTACTTCCGCTGAGAAACTTCAGCTTCGCGTTTCGCGAGAGCCACAGGGCCATAGCCCGTGGAGATTGGACCCTTGAAAGTTGCTCCAACCTTCTTCAAGAAGCCATCCTGGGTCATTAAAACCACTTTTTCCTTCGCGTCGACGACCATAGCACCCCTTGGCCCCTTGGCCTGTTCAACCATGCCTTTTTTCAAATCAATCTTAAGAAACCGGGGCTTGGGCGGGGCTGGGGGCCTCTTCTCCCCGGTCCTCGGGCTGACGGCCAGGCTTCCGGCCGGAGGCTCCACCAGGGCGCTCCTGCGGGCCTCTCCGTGGCGTTTGGCGAGCTCAGTGATCTGTGTGTACACCCAGTTGTGGCGCACCTCTTTGTTCTTTACCAGCTCGTCTAGAGTTTTCAGGCGTTCCTCAAGGGCTTCCTTCTCGGCTTCCAGTTCAGCCTGGTCAAGACCAGTAAGTTGACGAAGACGCATCTCGAGGATTGCTTCGGCTTGGTCTCGTGTAAACTTGAATGGGCGATCGACAAGGGCAACGAGTGCCTCTTTCTTTGAAGCCGACTCCTTAATCTTCTTGATGATTGCGTCAATCTTGTCGATGGCCTTGATGAAGCCCATCACGATCTCAAGGCGCTGCTCGGTGAGGTCTAGCTCTTGGGAGAACTTTCGCTCCAGGCGAGCCATTCGCCACGAGAACCATTTCTGACAAATTTCAACTGGGCTGAGCTCAACGGGTCGCGTACCGTCAATAACCAGCGTTTTTGCTGAATAGCGAGTGTCGAGATCGGTGTATGCGTAGAGTTGCTCAACCAGCTGCTCAGTTCCGACATTGGGCTTCGCAACAATCGTGACACGGTCTCCGGAGAGATCAGATTCGTCGATAACTTCTGCGATTCCATCGAGTTTTCCTTTCTCTAGAGCGTCACGAACTTGTTCACCGAGTTTCTCAGGGTTGACCCCAGGCGGGAAATTCGTGAATGTAAGTGTGCCACGATCTTTTGCCTTGCCACTTCGTTTCTGTACGCCTGACTCGTACTTAGCGCGGCAGCGAATGTTGCCAGAGCCTGTTTCCTTGTACCTCTTGAGTTCTTCGTCATTAACAATGTCGCATCCAGTTGGAAAGTCGGGAATTAGGAGTTCGCGTGCTTTCGCCTCCTTCGGAGCTTTGAACTCGCACGCAAGTTTGGTGGCCTCTACAACTGCCCGCAGAGAATGGGGTGCCAGCTTCGTTGCGAATCCGACGGCAATACCTGTGTCGCCATTCAGCAACACCGAAGGGACCGCAGTGTTAAACCGTTCTGCCTCTTGGCGAGATCCGTCGTAGTTGGGCCTGGTTTCCCAGGTGGCTTTGTCCTGTAGAAGCAGTTCAACAGCTGAGGGTCGCAGTTTGCACTCGGTGTAGCGAGCTGCAGCGGGGCCATCAACGGTGCTGCCGAAGTTACCGTGGCCGTCAACCCAGGGGACGTTGTTGTTCCAGGTTGTGGCCATATTGACCAGAGTGCCGTAGCAATCGCCGTGCGGGTGGTAGTAACCCATCGCAAGGCCAGTTACGCGGGCGCACTTCACATAACGTTTGTCAGGCATCAACCCTTCCTCAAACATCGTCTGAAGAACGCGGCGCTGGGCTGGTTTCAACCCGTCATACATGTCTGGGATGGCTCGCCCAAGAAGGACGGCCATCGAGTAAGCCATGTAATCCTCCTTCATCTGGGAGGTTAGGTTGGTCGTTGTAAGGTTTTCTGTCATTCGGCTTTGGGCAGAGAGCGAATTCGCTCGATCAAGGCGTCTACAGCGTCCACTGTGCAAAACCGAATCACATCGTCGGTGATCTCAGTTTCGTACGTCAGGTGCGCGTGCTTGCCCTCATTATGGCTCAGGACAGCCACTTCGTAAAGCGCACCCTCACCAACTTCGTATTCAGGAATAACAGAGATTCCGTAACCGTTGTCAAACAATTCTTTATGCTGGAACCCAAGGGGATGGGGGAAGAGTTTAAGATCTTCGAGCTTCATTCTTCGAAAAGTTGTGCGTATTCTTCTTCGGTGGTATTGTCTTCGATCTCACCGATTAGTTCCTCGTCGGTGTAACTGCCGATGTAATCCAGTTGGATATCAACGAAGAACCGCTCAAGGTCGCGAGTGGTCATTCCGTCAAGATAACGCTCAACAAGCCATTCTACGAGAGCGGAACGCTTCTCAGGGGTCAAACTGGTCATCATTAGTAGTAGTAGCGGGGTCAGGCCAGAACGGTTTCGATAACGTTCTCAGAGATGCCGAAGTATTCGCAGATAGCAATCTCTTTTCCCGTCTCGAAGGAGACTTCAAAGGCGATATCTCGAACCTGGTCGAGATTGGTGTATTCTTCGCCATCGACGAGGCAGCCGTTCTCGGAGAACATGAGAGAGTAGGTAAGCATAAAGTTAATCAAGCGATAATGTCAAGAACAAGGCGGTCAGCCGAGGTGCCAACGCGGAAAGAGCCATTCCAAAGGTAAGCACCCCAGAAGTAGGGATCCTTATCGGAAACATTCTGGAACTCGGCGGTAATCGAGCCGTACTGCTCTTGGCGATCAGCCTCAAACTCCAGGTCACGCAGGTTGCGAGCGCCGAAGAACTCTTTCAGATCTTTCAGTTTGCTGAAGTAGAGATCGCCGACTTTGAACCCGACGAAACGGTTGGCATCGGTCATGTCCGCACCTTTGCGAACGTATCCGGCTTTGATGACTTGGCCAGCGACAAGGTTGGAAACGGTTTTCTTCATGTAATTACTATAGCGCCTTTTGCCCGTTTTCGAAAGGGGGCAAACCGCCCTCCAAGGTACGGGAAACCGTACCTACTCGGATTTTGAAGCGGGGCGGCCCCAGCGGGCCAGGGCTTCCGCAACAGCGTTTTCAAAGCCAACCTGTGAACCTTCGCCCATGTGGCGATAGAACAGTTCAGTTACGTCGCTTTCCGTCGGCCCCTGCGGCTCGGGCCGGGCCAACAGGTCGCAATGCTCGGCCTCGGCGCACTCCGCATCATTTTTCAGTGCAGCCACCTCCTTATCGGTGGGCGGCTCGGGCTGGGCGCGGCCACACACAGCGCATGGGGAGTTGCTTGCCACTGGTGTTCCCTCGCAGCCGGGGCAGTCTTTCCCCTCCGGCTCGGGCTGGGCTAGGGCGGCGCGGGTGCGGGCGATGACCGAAGGCTCGGGTGATGAACACCCCACTTCATCGGCCACTGCTCGCCGCAAAGCCTGAATTTCGCTTACCAGCTCAGCGCACAGCGCACGGAAGTCAGTCCTGGTTTCGTTCGTTTTCATGTTTTAATCATAGCTCATTTTCGCCCCAGCGAAAAAGGGGGCAAACCGCCCTCCGAGGTACGGTTTCCCGTACCTGCTTGGACTTTATTACGTGAAGAGATATTCTTTCCACTCGGGGACAATACTGCTGTTCAACGTTAGGAGAAAACGACTGAACGGCGCGTGGGGTCTTCTGTTCAAAGGAACTCCCCACTCTTCTGGCGTTCTGTTGTCCTTTACGTTGTTGCAGGTGTAGCAGCACGCTACCATGTTTTCCCAAGTGTCTCCACCTCCTCGCGACTGCGGCAAAACGTGGTCAATCGTAAGGTCACGATCAGAACCGCAATACTGACAAGTGAAACCGTCACGCTTCAGAATGAGGCTACGAGAAGGTTTCTTTGCGTTGATGCGCCGAATCGGAAGCCGCACGTATGTAAGCAAGCGAATGACTTGCTCGGAAAGAATCTGTGCTTTTTTCTTCAGCACGAGCACAATGGCACGTCGCCAGGAGCAGACGTTGAGAGGCTCATAGCTGGCGTTAAGTACGAGAATACTTCTGTCGATGGCTAGAGTAGTAGGCGATGACATAGTTTAACAATCCCCGGTGTAGCAGCCGTCGTAAGGGTCGAAGCCTTGCTCAAGATCCAAGTCCCCTTCCTCCTCGTAGCTAGGATCCGTATCAATCATAACGTGGCCCAGGTAAATCACTCCGTTCTCGTAGCTGCACTCGAACTCCTGAAGTTCTGCGGGGAGCTCCAGTATGTGACCCAGGCCCCTTTCCACGACTTCAGAAAAGTCGGGGTCGCGAATGTCGTCGACGCGAATCGCACCGATGGTGCCGGAATCCACCGAGTATTCATTTCCAAACGAATCCTCGTAAACACCGTCGCCGTAGGCGGTTCCAAACATGAAGAACTTACGACCGTCGGCCAGAATAAACTCGTGCGAGGAGTTGTCGAAAGGAACTAGGCTGCAGACTTCGTCCCATGCGTCGTTCATCACGTAGCACAGATCGCCAATATAGTAACGGACGGGCAGAGTGTTGCTCGTTTCGGTTTCGTTCATGTAAGTATTATAGGTCAGCTTGGGAGCCAGCGGTCAGAAAGGTAGGCGGTTTGAGAACCGGTCTACTCGGCGGCCAACCAGGCGTTAATGGCCTGCTCGGCGATCTCCTCGTCGGTCATCTGAGCAGCGTAGTAAGGCTGGTCGAGAATGCAACGCACTTCCTGCTCAGCCTTATACCGACCCCACCAGGGTGAGGGGAAGGCGGCGGCGGTGTCGGCCCACTCGAGGACGACGATGGCCATGATAGCGTCGAAGCGGGGAGGGGTGTTGCTCATGAGACTAGTATACTTCGGGGGGCTTTGGTGGACGGTCGGCCGATCGGCCTACTCGGCGATCAGCCAGGCGTCGATGGCGGACTCGGCGATCCGCTCGTCGGTCCAGCCTTCGAACTCCTCGTTGCCCAGGATGAAAACCACCTCGGCCTCGGCCTCTGCCCTGCAGTCCCAGCCGGCACCGTGCTCGGCCCAGGCGTCGACAATAGCCATGATCAGTTCGAATCGGTTCATTTCCATGCTATAAGCATAGCTCACTTTGCCGGTTTTCGAAAGGGGGCAGGCCGAACTACACGGTTCGGGTATCCGAACTCCTCACTCGTTAACCAGCACAGCGTGCTTGTATTTATTGCGCAGGTTCAGTATGCGTGTTGCCATACCTTTTTGCCACGATTCACTTTGTGCTTCTCCTCTGCCAGCGTGACGTTTTGCCAACTCTTTCTCACTCACAGTGACAGCAATCAACTCCATGTCGCCGTATTCAAACATCGCGTCCAGGTTGGGGTTGTTACTCAAGCGTTCACCTTCTCCTAGTATAGTCCAGTCCTGGTGAGACTGCGACATTGAGGCCAACCACTCTCTGAATTTTGGACCCACACCTTTGCTCCACCGGTCCGTGCCGCTGAAGACTTGTTCATCATATATGCCTAGCACGATTGTCTTCGATGTTTCAAATTTGTGGTAAACCACCAAACCTTCTTTCACCAAGGTTGACTCACCTAGAGTTTTCATGCGCTCACGCATCAAGGTGCTTTTTCCAACACCAGGGCGTCCAATGTAATACTGAATTTTCATGAACATTCTCCTTGTTTGAGATAAAGAATTACGCGCTCTAGAGCTGAAACTGTGTCGCCAAGTAGTCCGATACCCTTATTACAACTGTTGCAGATCCACCCCCTATGCTTCAAAGAATCATGACAATGATCAAAAAGCAATTGCTGGTCAGTGCGCTCACAAATTTGACAGGGAGTCCCCAACACGGGATTAGGAACAGCAACAATTCGCTTGCGGGCTTCACGCCGTTCCTTTGATACCCGGTTGGCGCACTTCTTGCACTCTGGTCTCCAGTACTGTTTAGTGCCGTCACCGTTAGTTTGGTTGCGGTGAAAAAACTCAACCGTCAACGGCAGTTTTTGAAAACATTTGGAGCACTTTCGGGTCTCGACAGTCACAAAACGACTACGACTACATTGATAGTATAGTTCGCTTCAGACCTCATGTAAAGGTCGGGTTACCGAACAGGGTAGTGAAAAGTGCCGTGATCGTGAAACAGAAACATTTTCTGTTTGGTTACTATAGCCCCTCGCGGAGCCAGTAAATCTCCAATTACCTCTTTTCGTGCCTGGTGCAAGACCTCCCAATCAATCCCTTGCCAACCATCTCTCTCTGCCTGGGAAATTTCTTCTGATTGTCGATCAAGGTAGTACCCCATGTACCGACCTTTCTTGACCCGGAACAGCTTTTTATAGGAGCATAAGCTGGTTTCTAGTGAGAAATTGTCCATCTGGTTTGCCAAGTGAGGGTACAGTTCCTTGCTATTTTGAAGCACACCAGCTCCAAATCCCTCCAACCAATCGTACTCAGCTGCGGTAAGTTTTTGGTTCACCCAGTCATCCTTACCAGCTGCGAAACACAAACCGTTTCGATGACTTTTACTCCCTGAGTAGTCAGCGAGGAAGAGTGTGGGGCACTCCAAAGGTATGTTACAAGTGTGCTTTAGAGTTTGCAGATAAAAGAACGTCGTATACCTTCCAAACTTGTACCAACTTCCTTTGACAATGTCCCAGAGTTTGGAGAAATTCTCTTGGGGGGATCCTGAACAAATGGCGTTAAACTTGCTATACTGACTGCGACCTCGAAGCCAATCTTGGTAGGAATCGTACATGGCAGGCAGGTGCCCCTTACTCCACTTCGTGTCGACTTGGTATCGAAGACGAGGGTAGTTTTCGTTGTTCCACTCTGTAAATCTCTCGACAGAGGCCAACTCTTCATCGGGGAACTCTTGCTTATACACCCACGCTGTGGGTAAGTTGTATGTGTGATACAGCCAAGCGAACCACAATTTCTCTTCGACGTTGTGCTCGTACCGCTGGTTAAGATAGTTCATCAACCATAACGCAGGGTCGCAGTCTCCATTGGCAACCGACCAAGCGTACCACCGAATGAAACCTTCCCGCCTGTTCCCTAACTCACGGTAATCATGACCAACGTTCTCTTCATCTGCACGGGTAACATCAACCGCAGCGCCTCTGCTCACGTTATTCTCGAGGCCCATAGTTCTGCTCATAAAGTTCAATCATGTGGTACAGGTAAGGTGGCTCCTTTGCATCGTAAGATCCCGAGAAAAATGCGAGAAGTTTTGGAGAATCTTGGATATTGTCCGCACAACCATCGTTCCCAAGGCATATCGGCAGATTTGCTGGATTGGGCGGACGTCATCGTCTGCATGGGCAATGTTCACGAAAAGTATGTCACTGTGCACTACCCGCAGCATTGTCACAAAGTGACAAATTGGCTTGTAGATGACCCTCATTTTGCTGTTGGCACAGAAAAGCATTACTCCGTTGCCAACCAGATCCAAGAGTTTGTTCTCAGCCGATTTTGTTGATCCACTCTTCAACTTGCTTTGCAGAGCATTGCTCCAGGTTCAAGTCTTTTCTCATGTTGTTCAACCGTTCTGTAACAACTTTGCGCGAGTTTTTGTCGAAATTGGTGTACTGATAACCAACCTCCATGCTGTGGTTGTAAGGCAAAAATGCCGGAAATTGGTAATTGTATGCATTCACTATCTCACTAGGGGGCGGGTTATCCCAGACTCGAGTCATAAACTCAAACACCCAAACAAAACAAGAAGTGACTTCAAAAAAGTCAAGGGTGTTGGTAAAGTGACGGAATTCCACCGTGTCTGTTTCCTTCAACTGCAGCAAATTGATACCTGCCCGTGTCGTCAGACCCCAGGCAGGTTCGCCATGCTTGTCTTGGGGAGCGTGTGCAGCCAGGAACTCCTCTACCGATCCCGCGTTCAAAGCTCGCTCAACCCTGTCTCGGGGTACAGCATACTGGTGTGAAACTTTGCGGCGGCGGTAACGTTTCATCGCACCTTGGTACTCCTCTTTTGTTTCAAACTGTTCAAGGCAGGGGACCGGAATCGGCTCAATTGCTTCATAAATTGCGTTCTGATTTTCATCAACATACCGCAGCAAAGTTTTTAACGCTTTCAGGTCTTCGGACAACCCTGGAACACGAACATGCAAATGCAGGTTAGTACGGTAATTCAGCTGTGGACCTATGCCTGCAGCCATCAAAGCGTCAAAGAAGTCGACTTGCTCTGCAATTGTTTCCGTCGGTCGTGAGTTAATTTCACCCCCCTTTGTGTACAGCAACCCTTTGGGGTCGTTTGCGATGCCCGTCGAACTCACGATCGAGTAATCTTTCTTGTTCCAACTTAGACCATCGGGCAGCTTTGCTTTGCGGTTGATGTCACCGTACTCGTATTCTGCACCGAACGTAATTTTCTTGGGATCAATCACGGCACAAGCTCCTTAACCTCAGTAATTTTATGCAAAGAGTGGGGCCGATAAACGATGCCTGGCGTACACCGCTCTGCCTCCTTCAGACCGGCCCTAAGGGCGATGTCGGCGGTGCTGCAAACAAACCACCCATTGGGCACCTTAGCGTGGTAGAGGGGCCTCTTACCGTTGCGATACCAGGCCATACCACCCAGAAGCCTAAGCTCACATACTGCCATGCTTGCTTCCGGGAACTCTTCCAAGGGTTCCTTACCGGAGTGGGCACAGTGATAAAGCAATTCACTATCGTTAGAGGTAGAAAGCTGATAACCGTACTCGCCCCAGTAGGAGGGTGGGCGCTGGTCAATCACCCCGTTGTGCGCAATCGCAAAGTCAGCGTGAATTTGAATCGGTTGGTTGTACCGCAGATCGGAAGTGCTGTACCGGGTGTGACCAATCAAGCGCAGCTCATAATCTCCGGGCTGAATGTCATCGAAGTAGTTTTCGACAAACAGTTCGGCTGATAAAGGAGCGTTGCGAGTTACTAACTCACCTTGAACAAATGTAGAATACCCTGTTGCATGTTTGCCTCTGACTCGAGACTCCACGAAAAGCTTTTTCAGAGTGTCGATTTGTTGTTGTGTAGGGCCTTCCAAGTAGGCCCCCATGATACCGCACATTAGTTTTCGGTGTACCAGTAGTTTGTTCGAGAAGCCTGTGGGCAGTGCTTGGCTCGGTACTCATCCCACTCGTTACTCACCCACATGGAAGGAAAAACACCGCTAAACTTGCCACCATCGTTTTTACGGTAGCGGTCTTCATATTGCTCTTGAGAGTAAGCAATAAACTCTTTACGGCAACACTCAGCTTGATAATCGTCGAGCTTAGCCATGCCATCGCGGGCGTAGAACACCAGTACAACGCTTTCAGCAGTTCCGGTTTTGTCCACGAACTCGGTCTGTCCGTGCACTCGGTTGCAATTGTCACCTACAAAGAAATCGCCATGTCGGAGGTTGAAAGCCAGGCGAAACTCTCCCATCACAAAATACTGACCGTCATACTTTTCGCCATCGTGTTTTTCGTTGGTGATGCTTGTTAGAACAGCAACACCACGCGGGTTGTTCTTACCGTCCAGGTGCCAGAAGGTAGAAAAGTTATGGTTGATTGTGATAGTCGAGAAAGTTTTAGTTCCTAGGAGAGTATAACGATCATCCTTGCAATCTTTCATCACATTGTGAATGTAATCCCACTCCTCAGGCATTGTCTCCTTGTACAAGTCAGACGCTTGCTGGTACAACGCTTGATGAGCAACAAAATCGTCATAACGTTTCTGTGTGGTAGCAGACAAGCGCCCGAAAGGGTTGCGAGCAGAGCGGTCCATGAACCCCAGGATGTTGCTGTAAACTTTGTTCGCCCTCGTTTGAATGCTCACGAAGTTTTTATAGGAAGTGGCTGCATAAGCGACCTGATCCCCAGCGATTGCCCACGACTCCAACCAATTGTCAAACCACTCTTGACGCAGCTGATCACGTTCTGCCAAGACTGCTTCTTTCTCGGTCAGAGGTGTTTTCTTCTTGCGGGCGATGGACTCCAGCTCCAGGATTCGGTCTTTGTTCACCAACCCTGAATCCAGAATCTTTTTAACATATAGCGAGAACCGTGCAAAGCCGGTGTGCTTGGAGACAAGGTCTTGAGCCTCCTGCAGCGTCGTGATCTTCCCTTTGGCTGCTTCTCGGAAGAAAGCCACTTGGCCATTCGTCAGGCGGGCAGAGGTGTCTGTAGTGAGCTCTTTACCACCCACCAGGCCCCGTTGGTCAGAGTAGAGATCTTTACTGACCCATTTCCAGAAATTATAGCTTTCCGAGTTTGCTTCGATTTTAGTGACTTCGGAAAGAGCACCTTTCAAGAAGACAATCGCCCTCTTACCGTTCAGGTACACAATTGTGTTCCCGTCGATCACTCGATCGTAATCTTCTTCGGTGGGGCGGTCTCCGAGGCGATCTTTCTCGAAGGGGAACATTTCATCAAATTCAATAACCTCGCACTCGTACTTTCCAGTGCAAGTTTCAAGGATTTCTGTCCTGGACGTGGTGGCCGTGGTCATAGATTGCCTCGTTTTTGTAAGTATAGTCGAAGTGCCCGAGGTGTAAACTCAAGGGTTGTGATAACTACTGGTGGTATTCATACTTGGTGTCGAACGCAGCTCGAATTATGGACTGAAGCCTCCGGGCCACGTCCAAGTCCTTACCGCAGTAGATTGTGGTCTTGAGCAGGTCGCTGTACACCTCAGGCTCTTCTTTTGTGATGGCCACATCGTAGAAATTGATGCGATAGGCCACACCCAGGTCTGCACACTGGGTGTTGATTCGGTTTGCTTCAGCGATGAAGTTGGGGCCATGACCTTTAACTCCGTCGTCACGGTTCTTCATGTCGAGATAGGCGTGAAGCATCTCGTGAAGCAAGGTGCTGCGAACTTGCAGGGGATCTTTCGCAGCGTGGCGGGCGAGTTTGATTTCCCCAGTTCCTCCGTTATTTGGCTTGTAAGTCCCCCATTTAGTTCTGTAACGACCTTCCCACTTGAGACGCGGATACGAGTTCCAGGTCTCTCCGTTTTCGTCGGTGCGAGAGACAACCTTGGGGACCGGGAGTTCTCCGTTGAAATACTTCGCATTGAACTCGGCGTACAACTCGCCAAGGTCATAAATCGCGCAAGGGTTGGGGCAGAACCGTTCAAGAAACGAGTTTGAAACTACCGTTTTGAATTCCGTCATCAGTCGCGAGCGGAGTGGATGGAGTCGTTGATCTTCGCGGCGTAGGCCGTGGGGCTCATGCCGGTGACGGCGGACCTCCACTCCAGGAAGGCCACCTCGGCCCGGTCGCAGAGGTCTTCGTACTTGGCGATGGCATGCGGTGCCCAGGGGCTGGCCATGGCACCCTGCTTGTGGTAGAAGGCCAGCTTGGCCTGGGTGGCTTGATCGTAGAGGGCTTTGAGTTGGGTCTGAACGTCTTTCATGCTTTAATTATGGCTCATTTTGTCGCGTTTGTAAAGGGGGCAAACCGCCCCTCCCAGGTATGGTTAACCGCCCTCACATCCACCAGCCGATCTCGCGATCGCCATTCATTTGCTCAAACTGGTAGTCGTGAAACGTTTCGCAAACGTATTTAACAGTAGCGTCATCTGGCAGTTCGTCGCGGCAGATCACGTACACTTCGTTGTAAAGATTGTCAAAGGCTTCTTTGTCACCATCGTAACCGGCGTAGCAGCAATCGTTGAGAAGCTCCTTGTGAAGCTGAAAGCTGGCGGCGAGGGCTTTCTGGGAGAGGTCGGTTTTCTTCATGTAACTACTATAGGTCAGCTTGGGGGCCAGCGGTCAGAAAGGTAGGCGGTTTAAGAACCGGCTGCATACAGCACCTCCAACTCGGTGCGCAGGGCGCTCAAGCGTTTCTCGCTTGCGCCCGTGGCCGTCAGAATGCGGATCAGGGCTTCCAGTTCTTCGGTGGCAGATCGCGAGCGGTGGAACCCGGCGGTTTCGTTTTTCATACCTTTATTATGCCTCATTTTGGCCGAGAAGCAAAGGGGGCAAACCGCCCTCCCAGGTACGGGAAACCGCCCTAGTCCAGCTTGGATTCAGGTTCGTTGAACTGGTCGAGCAATTCGGGGGCGTAATCTTCAGCCAGATCCCACAGATCCGTCCAGTCTTGCCAAACTGTTTGCTCGTAGTGCAGATCCCAAACAATCTGGCGAAGCTGCTCTAACGTTAACTGGGAGACCAATCCGTCTACGATCGCGGAAACAACCTCTTCGCGATCTTCTTCAATCCACTCAGTAGGACGATTCATACCACTCCGTAGTCAACACGAGATTGTTGCATCAGGGCAACTTTGTACAGAATCAGGTACCCGATCAGGTCTGAAGTTACATCCTCGTCTTCATCCTCTTGGGCGTTTCTCAGCCGGGAAAGTTTATCATCTAGACGAACTTTGATCTGCTCAAGGGTGCTTGCTTTGCTGAAGACTCGGACCGGGCGCAAAGCCGAGTCCCCGTATTTACGGTTCTTTTCAAGAAGCAACTCACGTATTTCATCGCAAACTTGGGCAATGTCTTGTTGAGACTGAGTGATCATGATTGGGGCAGAATTGAACGGTAGTACGCTTGGTAGCGGGCGAATCTGTGTACGGAGGGTTCAAACCCGAGCGACCAGCAACATTCACAGTACGAGAGAAACTCAAACCACGGAGTTGTCGGGTCGAGGGCAGGCATCACAGTTTTCCACCAACCACGCTATCATAGCTTTTGCTACTGTCGGGAAAACCGTCTTGCTCAGCTTTGAGGTACCACCGTGTTGCTTCAACGCACTGTTCCTCAGTCAGGGAAGTTAGGAGCTCTCTTCCGCTTTTGTGCATGGACACGAAAGTGCCCCAGCGTTGTTTCTTGATGTAGAAACAATCGTCAATCAGTGTTTGCTCAATCATGCTGTAACCAATCGTTTTCTTTGTCTTGTCGGAACCATTCGGCCAAGTCCACCGGGTTTTGCGGCCCGATAAGGTGGTTGGAAGGGTCGGGGTCGCCCAAATCCATTACATCAAGAAGTTCGTCAAGGGAGCCTTTCTCGGGCTCGCCGTTGATTGCTCGGCGCCGTGCTCTCCTCAGAATTTCAGCAGCCGAGCGGTTCGCATTCGCCCACTTCTGGGCAAATTGCATTTCTTCGAAGGAAACGCTCAAGCCACCCGAAATTCGAGCGGCAATGTCTTCAAGGCGAATCCGTGTTTGAGTTGAGAGCATTTTACTTTTCCCGTTGGATAATTTTACCTCACCTGCCGTGTTTGTTGATCGTGTCCCTCCAGAAATCGGATGTCATTTCCTGAGAGCCTGTCATTTTGGCAACGGGCACGCCATCAACCAGCGCGATAAGAGTTGGAGTCGCTTCAACTTCGCACTGTTTTGCAAACTCGGACCACTCTCCGTTCTCTTTGGCGGTGGTAATAGTAACGACACTTTCCCAGTTGGGAACCTTCTTCAGTTGTGTTTCGGCGTACATACAGGGTCGGCACCCTTCCTGTACGAATAGGTGGATTTCAGTCATTTTCGGTCCACCAGGGGAACCTGTAAGAAATTGAGCCGTCTTCCTTCCTGTATAGTTTGCCGAAGGGTATCAGGAACCAAGCAGGAATCATAGCCAAAAGCACAAACGTCACAAGAAACACTGACAGAACCGGCCATACAAGCATGAGACCGGCTTTAGCGGCCCAGTTGGCCGAACGTGGTATTGAGTTGGTCATATCAACCTCCAACGTCTCCGCTCACAACAACAGGTTCCACATCGCCACAGAGGATCTCGACATCAATTCGGATCATGATATTCATCACTTGGTCTCTCACTCGCTCTCTTGTTTCCTTTGTGAATCCTTCGTAGTTGGAAATCTTCAAACTCTTGTTGAGCGTGTCAGCGATCACCATCAAGTCACCTGCGGATAGTTTCATTGTTACTCCTCCCTCACAACTACAAAGTGGCGCTGCGCGTGGGGGTGCAATTGGTCGTAAACTTTCTGCTCGTCACGCAAGGATTTGTTCCACGCTTGCACCATCAGCAGGTACATGCAGAGGGAGAGTTCGTAGGTGGTGATATCAGGTTTGGGGCGATACTTGAAACTTCGCCCATCCTCAAGCGCCTCCTGCAGGGACGTATCCCCAAAGAAATGGGCGAAGAAGTTGGCTGTGGCACGGTCGGTGTCAGTCATTGCTATCAGTGTGAAGACGCCAGTTTACATCACGAGCGGTCGGAATCTTAAGAGCCATCCGCAGCGTGTTATTTTCGTGAATCAGCAGCTTGACCATATCAAGAGTGGTAACCTCACACTCGGGAAACTGCTTGCCCACTTCGTGAGCTATTCGCATGTATTCGGTTTTGTAGTCAAGTTAATTCATTAAGGTAGCGCCTCCAGTGCGCGGCGGATGGTGTCCCAATCAGAATCTTCTTGATAACTGCAGGGGAATTCATCTTTAGAAAGCCTTTGCAAGATTCCCAGCGCCTGCTCCTTCAAACTCGGCGGCTTGGGGCGGCGTTGAGCCCTAAGGCTGGCCACTGTAATCCCATCGAAATACCGATCCCCTTCTGGAAGTGCGGATCCGCCTGCCAACTCAATGATGGCCTCCAGTTCCTGGTCTGCGCCCCATTGGGCGGCGCGAGCGGCGATGTGTTCGTCGCTCAATGCAACTCGAACCGGGGTTCCTTCGTGCCAGATTTCGGCCACCCACTGCTGCACCAGCTCCGGCGGCGGTGTAAGTTTGGGTTCAGTCATTGCATGCCTCCTCTCGAAGTTCAGTCGTAATCCAATCAATCTGAGGACCAAACTCCTCCTCCAACCATATTGCCACCTCGCGGATCGCGGCGCGGGCTTCCGGTTGGCCAGTAGTTTTTGAACGTGCGTATTCAACGTAGATTGCGTGTTGAACCCGATTCACTAACGAGTCGTAGTCACTCATTGCTCGGCACCTTGACCCTGTTTTCTGGGCCATGTTAGACCTGCTTCAAAGGCATCTCGAAAAATAACCCACTTCTCATCGTCGTCAGGAATGGCACCATGTATGGCAATGTACGACTTCATTGCCGGTGCCAACGTGTATTTCACGCAATAGTCGTCGTACAAGTCAAAGACTTTGTTGATAGCGGTCTCGCAGGGCTCGTCTAGTTCGTACTCTTCGTGTTCTTCCACAAACCCCAGCATATCCTTAAGAGCCGCAATTTCGTCTTCGCTAAAACTGCAAGAAATCTCACCTTGCTCGTAACTCGGGATCAGTTCCGCCTCCAGCGCCTCGTCAGTCATGATTGGTTGCATATTTGCAAACAGGTGTTTAGCTACTTCTTTGCTTTGCTCTTTGATGTTTGCCTGGGCTCTTGCCAACGCGATTCCTTTGGCGAGGTAACCCCAGTCGCGCACTTCGGTGACGGGTTTCGTTTCACCACAAACCTCGCATCGCCCTTCATAGGTGCTTGAGCACCCGACAGAATACTTGCCGTATGCTTGACCGCAATCTTTGCACACAACGTCGGCTTGGGTCAGCCTTGTAACTAGGTTTTCACTCAAGGGTTTCATCTGCCTTGCTCCTGGTTTTGATTGTAATAGTAAGGAAAGAGTTCTCTCAGAATTGTGTCAACAGCGTTGTAGGTTTTACCTCCAATCTTGCAACTCTCAAGCTGGTAACGGCGAAGGAGTTGGTAAAGGGTGCGGTACTCAGAGGGTGTCATAGTCTCTTTGTACAGCGCACAGAAATTGGGCTCAGTCATTTCTTCTCCTTAAGTTTCAGGTAATTATACTCAGTGGCACATTGTTTGGGTTGCTCGGTGCAGTAGATGATTCCGGCGTTTTTGCCAAGTTCGATGTTACCTTTCGCTGACAGAGTTGCGCCGATAGCAATTAACATTCCCGAAACCACAAGGACGATAAGGCATGTCATAAATCCGACAAACATTGATTCTTCTTCTGTTCTTATCATTCCCCACCCTCCAGCTCCTCGGCGATCAGGCGGATCTGGGAGGAATCCACAGCGCGGACACCAAGAACGTCGTAACCAAGTTGCTCGTCAAGGGCACGCAGTGCGGCGGCAAGAGCTTTGCGATCGGTTTTCCACGAAGGCTCATTGTAAAGGCCAATTCGGTTGAAGGCAGTGTAAACTGCAAGAGCTTGAGAAGTCATTCGGGCAAAATAAAGTCAATGTCGGAGGCGATTGCGTTGAGAATCGCGGTCTCTTCCCACAGCAGAGTGCCGTAGTCGCGGGAACCCTTCTCGCAGGCACGATTGCACTCATGGGTCAGATTGTGCGCCTCGTTGCGAAGGGCTTGAATCACACGCTCCCAATCGGCGCGGCAGAGGGTGAAGGTGTACAAAGGTTCCATCAGTTAGCACCCTCCAGCTCAGCGGCGATGGCGAGGAGTTTGTGGCGAACGTCTTGGATCGTTTCACTGTAAATGTCGTCGTCGTCATGAGCAAACTCCGGCACCACCTGATCCGCAGCAGCTCGCAGGGCGGCGGCGACTCCGTTGAGTTCAACAGGTGTCACTTCCCATTCCGAGTGTTCAAGAAATGCGTTCCACGTAGCGAGCGCGGCGGGGGAGAGAGTGGTCATAGCGGTTTCGTTTTCCATGAATTAACTATAGCGCCTTTTGCCCCAAAAGCAAAGGGGGCAAACCGCCCCATCAGGTAGGGGAAACCGTTCCTCGGATGGGACCGTCGCCTTTGCCTTCCAGAGACTTTACAAGCAGCTCCGTGAACTTCTCCTGAGCCTCGGAATCGTACGCCATCATATTGCCGTTCAACTCTCGAAGAAGCTCGGTCAGATCTTTCCACTCTTCTTGTTCCACGGTTCACCTCAAATCAAAAAACATCGTTAGGTTGGAAGACAGCATTCTCTCTTTGTGCCCATTCAATCAGTCTGTCGCCCAAATCAAGAGCCATCTCAGGGGTGAGAAGAATCTCCTCGAAGTCGCCCCATTGTGAGCGCCGACCGAGCAGATAACCGACTGCGTTACGAAGGCGATTCCAGAGAGGTAGCGGTGAGAGGTGAATTTCAAGGAAGGCATCATTTTCATCCGCCGAAACTACGAAACTATGCTCAATGCTTCCGCAGGGGCAAATGAATAGAGTGCGCTTCATTGTTTCACGTGAATTACGGGAACATTATTCCTCTGGAGCATTTCGATATTCCCTGCGTTATCGTCAGCCCACACAAGCGGATCGCCGTAGAAAGAACGAATCCTGTTTAGGTGATCTTCCTTGATTACGTGGTCCGGAACTCCCTCTTGGTCGTCTGGACGCATGAAGATTTGAATCGGAAGAAGTCCGTGCATCTTCAACCACTCGGTTGTTTGCGGACGCAGGCGCTCAGGGCGAGCGGTAGAGATTAGCAGCGGACGTTCAGCCTGGAGTGCGATTGCCACAAGAAGCATCGCGGCATTCTCTCTCAGGGTTAGGAGGTTGTTCTCGTCGTAATGCTCCGAGGTAAGGGTGCCATCAATGTCAAAGACAACAGGTTGTTTTCTCATACCAATTTTGCTTGCAGTTTGTCCAGGGTCTGAAGAAGGTTGTTCATTCGGTTTGCCTCTTGCTGAGCCTCGTCCAGTTGCCCCCTCGTAACGTAGGTGGCGATTGTTTTCGAGCGTCCCGCCCGATAAGTTTCTGCGTAGGCGTCGGCGCATAGCGCCAGAATCGCCCACTGTTCGTTGGTCAGGGTTACCGAGCGACTAATTTCGTTCTCAGGCTCCCCTGCGAAAACAACTAGCTCTGTGTCAGTCAACATTTTCTCTCTCTTTGAAGAATTCCGCTGCGATTCTGTCCGCATTTCGCTTTATTTCGTAGCGCACCCAGGGGCTGTCCGGGTGATAGCGAACCTTGAACCAGAAACGTTGAAGCTCGATGCGGAGGAGCTTGGATTGCAACACTAACCAGTCATACACGTTGCTATCTTGAACAACAACGTAAACGAGGCAAGCGCCAATCGTGAACCAAGTTAGTGTGGCGACGTTCATGCTAAGTCTGCCGAGTCAACTACTACCAGAGTTGAATCGATAGCAATCAGCCACGTGTTCAACAGTCTTTTCAGTTTATCATTATCAACGTTCTCACCGTTGATGTTTAGGTTGAGGTCAGTGTCGTGATCGCCGTTGTAAGACCGGTAGGAAAAGTCAACGGTGTTCTTTTCAGAGCTCATTTTGTTTCTTGATGTTGAGTAGGAGAAGGAAGCCTTCGTATTTTGAGAAGGTGGCAATAGGCTGCCAGTGGTTCAGATAAGAGGTCGAAAGATACCACTCGTCGTCTTTTTTGTAGACGCGAGCGACAGGAACACCCTCATAACTAGCAGCGTAAATCACCTCCGCTTCCGAGGAGGAGACGATCCACAATGGTGACTGATAGTCCAAGGGTTTACCGTACTCGACGAATGTTCTCCCAGTAAGGAGAGTCTGGACGTTCATTGGGTTGCACCTTGATTGGAGTGAGAGTTGCTTTGCGACGCTTGAGAATTTCCCAGAGTCCCGCCTTGAGGCGAGGGTCGGTAGTAGTATTATAGGCAGTCACGAGTTTCGTAAATGCCTCGTCGCGCTCGGGAATGCGAAGGTTTTCTCGCGAGAGAATGTTTTTCGTGAGGTCAAGATCGCCAGGTTTGCCTTGAACTTTTGCCCTGCCGAAATTGCCGGTGTGAACGCCAGTAGTGCGTAGACCGTGATTTGCCATCAGTTGAAACCCCCCAGCTCGGCGGCGATGGCGAGGAGTTCGGCGCGGATCTCGTTGTTCTTGCGGGATCCATTTGCCGGCACCACCTGATCCGCAGCAGCACGAAGGGCGGCGGCGATTAAGTGCTGCGTGTCACAGTCGGGTTCAGTGTTATCACAAACGGCATCCAGCACCGCCTGCGCGGCGGGGGAGAGAAGTTCAGTCATCGTAGTGTGGGTAACAAAAGAGTTTTTCAATACGTCCAACCTCAATCTCAAATTGTTCAGCCATATCAAACGGCTGGCAATCATGAGTTTCGGCTAGTTCGCTTAACTGGAGACACGTCACCTCGCGGAGTTTCTCAAGAAGAAAGCAACGGAGAGCCCGTTTATGCGCTGGCTTCATTCGGGTAGCGCCTCCAGTGCGCGACGGATTGTATCGGTGATCTCTGGAACCACGACATCCATTTTTTCAATCGTTCCCAGCATTTCCAACGCAATGCTGTTTAGTGTCTGCGGCTTGGGGCGCCTGGCGGCTCCGAGATCATGCGCAGAATCGAAGTAACCATTTCGGTCAAGCCATCCGACGCACGCCTCCAGCTCCTGGTCGGCACCCCATTGGGCGGCACAGTTGGGAATGTAGATAAGAAATGGTTCCTGCAATTTGCGGCACTGGTCATGCCACTGCTGCACCAGCTCGGGCGGTGGGGTAATCGGGTGTTGATTAGTCATGTTGGTTAATTCAGTTGCCAGGAAAGGTGATCGTGAGCTCATCACTCCAGAGAGCAGAACTTTCACAGCGAGACAGGTGCATCACGCAGCCTCCTCCAACCATTGTGAAGTCAGGGTCAAGTCGAACTAGGAAAGGTTGGTTGGAGTATTCAACTCGGCAGCAAAGGTAGTGACCCGGTGCGGTAGGTCTGTTGCGAGGCTTAAGGGTTAGGTTCGTTGTGAGGGGCACGGGGTCGTTTTCGTTCATGAATTAACTATAGCGCCTTTTGCCCGTTTTCGAAAGGGGGCAAACCGCCCTCCGAGGTACGGTTAACCGCCCTACTCGTGATAACCGATAATCACGTATCCTTGCTTCCTCAGGTCGTCCAAAGCGTGTTTCCCCCAGGGAACCCACCGCCACTCAGTTTTTCCACCTGCAAGAAGCAAGTGAACGCACATGTACCTCATCTCAGCACCCAAGTGTCTGCAGGATTTTACCTTTGCGCTTCAACATCTGCTTGAACTCAAGCGCCTCGAAGAGCGCCTCGACGTGAAGGGGAATGGGCGGACTCGACGCAAACCAGATCAGATCAGGAACGTCGTGCTCCAGCGTTACCAAACGCAGGTTGGCGAGGAAAGTCCCGGCATTGTCTTTCACCTTCGGGTGAAGGCAAATTCGGTCGGCACCGGTGAGTCCCGAGAAAACGTCCTCCTTGGGGCGGCTTTCCTTGATAATTTTGACGGCAGTCTTCGGACCGATCTTAGGAATCCCTGCCACGTTATCGCTGGAGTCACCGCTGAGCGCCTTGAAGTATTTGACCTCTGCCGGGAACACACCGAAGTGATTAAGCACGCCGTCAATATCAACAAGCTCGATCTTCTTCGTCGAGCTAAACAGCAGGACCTTCACCCTGTTGCTAACTAACTGAAGCAAATCTTTGTCACAAGTTAGGATGTGAACTTCTTCGTAAGCCGTTGAATGACGTGAAATATGCGCGATTACGTCGTCAGCCTCGTAGCCTGGTGCCTTCGCGATCGTCATGCCCAGCGTGGGCAAAACTTCCTCCAGCAGCAGGCTTTGATCGGCGTAGTGGGCAATGTCGCCACCCTCACGATTGGCCTTGTAGGCAGTTGACTCTTTCTTGCGCCAGTTGTTTCCACCTTCGGCGCAGGGAATCACGCAGCTGTACTCTTCCTTCGCCATGATGGCAAAGAGTGCGTTTAGGAACCCCATTGTCCCGGTAACGGGAATTCCAGCCGAAGTTGTGAGCTCACCGCAGGTGCGTGTGAGTGCAGATCGCGAGCGGTGGAACAGGGCGGAGCAGTCGATTAGCAGCAGGCGGTTCTTCATTGAGGGTCGGTTTCGATCTGAAAGAAGGTGTCTTGGGTGGCGTTGTAAGCAGTTAGCACTCCGGTTTTGTACGCAAGAGTGTCAATGCAAATACCGTTCGGAATTCGGTAGGGCAATGCGCCTTTCGGAGTGTGACCGAAGACAACTTTCTTGAGGTGCGGAGTCCACTTTTCAAATTGCGGCCCATCGTCCAGAAAGGGTCTCCGCATCCATAGAAATTGCTCTCGAAGGTAGTGCGTCCCCATCATCGTTTGGGGATCCTCACCAGGCGGGCAGCCTGCGTGTGTAAACAGTGTGTCACCGATTACAGTGTAGTACGGCAGCTCGCGAAGCCATTCGGCGTGTTTCCTTAGTTTTTCGAAATCTTCCCAGTTTCCACCATTCATAACCCAGTCTTCCCACCCGCAACCCGCGTCAGCGTTGAGAAACATTTGCTCGTGATTGCCACGAATCACGGTGAATGCCTCAAGACCGTTGCGAGTGGGATCCTCGAGAAGGCAGCGAGTGAGTTCCAGGACGACCAAGTCCTCCCCGCCACGATCAATCAAGTCGCCAAGAAGAATGACATGGGCTCCGCTGTCGCGAACCCAGTCAAGAAACATTAAGTAAGGTTCTGCAGTTGCGTGAATGTCACCAACGGCGATCACGTCGCCGGGATTGATAACATCGCAGAAATTAAAAATATCCATCAAAAGATAAAGTTGATTCGATCAAAGGATTCGTTATAGATGTTCTTCAGAGAAGCGTTCAGCTTCTGGTGCATGGTGCGAATCACATGCTCGGGAACTTTGCGAGTCCGAGAAGCGTTGCGCTTCAGGCAGGTTTCAACAGTCGGGTTGACGACCACGGCTTCAATCTTGGTGTAACCGTAAGACTTCAGAAGAGCGATAGCCTCCTTCCGATAAGACGCTCGATAATGAGTACCGTCCAGAATAACAGGCATACCGCAAGCTTCAGAAACCAGCTCCTCAATTCGGTCCTGGATTTCCACCCAGTTGCCCTGGATGTCAGCGGAACCGTAGAGTTCAGCGCGAATGTCGTCACCGGAGATAACAAAAGCATTCTCAGACTCTGCCAGTTCGGAAGCAAAGGTGGATTTGCCGGAGCCAGGAGCTCCGACCATCACGTAAGCACGGAATTCGTTCATGATATAACTATAGCGTTTTTTGGCCGAAAGGTAAAGGGGGTAAACCGCCCCCTAAGGTACGGTTAACCGCCCTTTCGAGAAGCTTCGTAGAACCGCCAACGATCGAGCCACTCCTTCCAAGGATTGGAATCGTCGATTACTCCTTGGTCAAGGTTCACAAAGTCTTGGACGATTCGCGCAGCGTCCTGAAGATCTTCGTCACTCCATGGTTCTTGCGGGAAGATGTTCTGGTTAGGAGTTGCGAGTAGGAGGTTACGCAGCTTGGACTTTAGAATTTCTGTTGTCACGGTGAAGCTCCTCTTTACGAAGGATCATAGCCAAGGCAGTCGCGTATTCATCTCCACCGTACAGACCGATAAGATCCTGGAGGAAATCCTCCGCATCGATGAAGAATCGCATTTGCGTCGAAGAGTTGGTTCGGCGGTTGATGATTGTCGGACAGTCATAAACTTCTCCGAGTTTTCTCGCCATTTCCTGCTGATCGGAACCGAGAACAATCGCGGCTTCCTTCCAGTAGGAAGATTCTACAGCTTTTGAGACTGCTTCGTACGGGCTCTTGGCTTTGTTAAAGTATACCCGATTCATGTCCAGTTTCGCTTCTCGGCACAGGTGCGTTAGAAGAAGCACACGAAGGTCCCAATCGTTGTTGTTCACTCCGTCGGACACGTAAACGTGGGCTTCATCGCCGTGCTCCAACATCATTGCGATCAGCTGAACGTGACCGCTGTGGGCGATGTTGAAACGGCCGAAGGTAACAGCGTGCTCGTAACGGATAGGCTCAGTTTTCATTGATGTTGTTGCAGAAGATGACGTAAAAAACAAGCATTCCGACGAAACCGGTCACCATGAGGACAGTTTGACCCGTAACCAGGGCGCCCAAAAACATTCCGACGAAACCGGAGGTGAGCCGGGAACTGAGCCGACGCGAGGGGAGTCTGAATTTCATACTTTAACTATAGCGCCTTTTCGCCGCAGACGAAAGGGGGCAAACCGCCCTGTCAGGTACGGTTAACCGCCCTCCTCACTATCAAACGTGAAATACTCGTAGATTTCGCTCATAACGCATTGCTCGATGTGCGCTATGATTGACCCTTCGTTCGGATTTTCCACGTGTTTGTGAGCTCGTGCGTATCCCCGTCTCACACCCTGTTCAATCGCCATTTCCAGGATGACTCTAGTCTTCGGTTTCATCGTCGTCTCCCCACCTTATAACAAGGTGATCATAGGTGCCTACGAAGTAGTGGTAAAGTTGCCTGGCGTAAATCTCGTACGGCTCGCCTTGCCCTTCGATGGCGGAAGTTACCGCCACTTGCCAAAAGATTCGAAGGTGGTCTTTTTCAGGAAGTGGTTTCATCGTACCCCACTATCAAAGATTTTCTTGAGTTCGTAATGAACTGTTCGCAGTTCATCGTACCCACTATTAATAGTCAATAAATCTTTATTGTGCCCCAAAAGACTGAAGAGTTGTCGCAGTTGCTCTTCTGAGAGTGTGAGTTTGTAGTTCGTTTGGATTTCAATCATTTTAGTTGCCTCCTGTTGCTTGGATGATTCTAGTCTTCGGTTTCATTTTGCCTCCCAATATTGAGCGTCCCAGCCACAGTCATAGGCAGGTGTGTAGTCTCTTTCAAGAGAGCAGGGTTTGTAACCTACTTTCCCGGTAACCATATCCTTGCTCAGCCCTGGACGCACGCATTTCTGTTCCTCATTGGCAATAAGGCGTCCCAGCAAATTGCGACGATACCATATGCAGTCTTTACAAAGTTTCATGTGATCTTGTTCAATCATTGTGGGTCTCCTACAAGTCCAGTTGGATAAGTTGAACTTTCTGCTATACCGCGATCTTCCCAACCCCCATCATGTCCCTTATCATAGCCTTCTTCGTAGATTGCTCGGGCAAACTTCAAGAGTTCGTCTTTCCAACAAATACAGATTTTGTATTTATTAACACCAATCCCATAGGTTTCAGCAAGTTCAAGGATTTGTTCGTCAGTCATTCTTCACTCTCCACAAAGTTTAAGTGCTGGAACTTTTTCGTGAGTTGTATTTTCGGTCCTCCACAAACGTGCCTCTTCGTGTTTTCCATAATACCAAGCATCATAGTAGTCCAGTAAGATTTCAAGTTCTTCAAAATGACTAACATCATTTACTCCCATCTCATAACCACGAACAACCACTCTCAAATCTTGTGGATACTCTTTCAGTTTTTCAATCAATTCTGCAATAGTCATAGTGCCTCAAGTTCATTAATAAGAGTCAAAAGTTCATCCACATAAATCACACTATCTCCTCCATACATTCTAGCATAAAACTCGTCCATATTGGGGTCTGGTGGAAGAGAAGATGAGTATTGATTGATGATTTCTTTGATTGTATGAATAAGAAGTTTGGGTTGAGACAAATCTTTTTCCTTATCCATAT